GATCGGGCAATCATCCGGCGTATGGCCTACCTCGGAGCAGGCGACAGCAATGCAGCAAATCCTAGACGTTGGAACACCGATGACCGGGCCTGTGACCGCAAAGTGGCTAGACTTCACGCCTTGGATTTAAGTCGTCCCGCATCCTGCAATTGCCCCAACACCTCAAGGCATTCGTTCCGATTGCGATAGCGTGATCCGGGCGCAATTCGCTGGGGCAGTCCATTGGGCGTGAGCAGTTGGCGCAATTGGGCCAGATTGAGCGCGTCAAGATCAATTTGTTTGACTTTGGTTTTGGTTGGCTTGGGGGTGTGATTTGTAGACGCACTCCCCTGAATTGCTGGCGTTTCGGGGATTTCGGCCATTTGCCCGATCGTCGCCATCCCAGCAATTTTTATCTCAGCCATTGACACCCGATCGGACAATCCACCAAACAATTTCTCAAACTGCTCCTTAATCCGTTGCAACGCGGCTCCGGTGGTTCGCTCACCCTCCGCCACCCGCTGTAACGTCTCAGCGCATTTCTGATCCGTCTGGAGCAACAGGTGGTTGAACTTGCGCTCCATGGCCTCTACCCGATCGGGCAGTTCCGCCGAGGATTCCGGCACGATCGATCTGACGAAACTTTGCCAATTGGCCCAAAAGCCAACCAATTGGCTAATCACCATCTCAGGCGGCTCGTCGGTGTATTGCTGGATCTGCTTGATAATTGCGCTGGCGTTTTCCATAAGTGGCGATCCGGGTAGTGAATAGAAGTGAGGCGGGCGGCAACGGGGCCGGGATCCGCGATCTTATTATTCTACACTCAAGATCGATCCGGGGTGCAAACAATGGGAAAAGCAATGGGGCTGCGCGTCTCGCCCAGATCTTGACCCCGATCGGTTCGCATTCCGGGATCTCGATCAACCCTTCCCCCTCAAAATCGCCAGTCCACAATCGCCCAAAACTGGTATCGGCCATCTCGCTCAGATCGCGTGATCCGATCGTGTCGCGGCGGGTGCGGTTATTGCATTTGGCGGTGGGATAGACCCGATCTCCCGTCATCGTCAGCAAATCGCGATACTTTTCTTCAGCCCACTCGGCGACCTTCTCCCGATCTCGCTGACTCATCCGTTTATATTCCCGCGACTTGGGATTGAGGTATTCCGTTTGGATGATGCCAAATAATCCCACCCCTTCGCCGCCGTCGGAGTTAATCCCCAATTCATCGCACCGGGCTTTTAGTCGGGAATGGACGCTAGAGCGGCTTAGGCCCGTTTCCGCCACGATTTTGCGGGCAGATGTTTTGCGGGCCAGCCAATCATCAATGTATTGATCGGCGTCGAAGGTGATGGATTTTGTTGCCATGGGATTTCGAGTGAATAGAAGAGGTCAAATACATCATAGCCGGACGATCGCGGGGATAGACCGTGCTTTCTCACGGATAAAACCTTTACCCTACCGCCGGGTTAGTGCGGAGACACGATGCAGACAATCGAAGAACTCGCAGCCTACATCACTGAGCAGGTCGGAAATCTGACTACGCAAATTGGTGGACTCGAAACCAAAATCCTATCTGAAGTCGATCGGCGCAACTCTGGCACCGCTGCATCCATCTCGAAAGATTTGGCTAAAGCGATCGCCGCAGTTCAGCCGAAGGAAGAAACCACAACTACCGAAACCAAAACTGGCGAAGGTGACGGCGAATCCAAGGTGCGACCCACGATCAAAGCCCTCGAAACCGACTTGCAAAAGTTGCGCCAAGAAATCGCCGACAAAGATGCGGCGATTGAGCGCAGCAACCGCGAATCGGCATTGAGCGGAGTTCTGTCCAGCAAGCGAGTATTGGCCCAAGGGGTGCTATTTAACGCGCTTAAGGCGGAATATGGCGACAAGTTACAACGGGACGGCGATCAGTGGTTTGTGGTCGATGGCGATAGCGCCAAGACCCTCGAATCGGTTGTGGATGGGTTTTTGGCCACTGACGACGGCAAAGCATTTTTGCCGAGCAGTGGGGTAAATGGCGCGGGGTCTAAAGAGTCGTCAGCAAGCAGCACTGTATCCACCAGCGAAATGAGTGTCGGCGCGATGGCGATCGCGGCGCTCACCGATCTGGACTAACCCCATTTAAGGAACCATGGCAATTACTCTCGTTGAAGCGGTACGCAAACAGTTCGCCGAATTGGATATCCAAAAGGTGCCATTTCGTCCCGCCGCCCTGCTCAATATGATGCCCAAGCGGGATCAGAAACAACTATCCGTTGAATGGCGCGCCAATGTGGGCGGTGCCGTTGTCGGTGGTCGTGCTGTCACCGCCGACGTTTCCACGACTAAAGATCCCGTGGATGTCTACAAAAAGGCCGTTTTGGCGATCGGTGACCATGTTGTTTCGTACAATATGGAACTCAATATCGATCGTTTGACCGAACTTTCCGCCATTGGCGAAGGTGCGGTGCAGCAGGAATTGCAGTTGGAGGTGGAAACCGCCTATGAAGTGATTCTTAACGGCTTGTCCACCCTGCTTTACACGGGTGACGGTACCGCTACCAGTCGCGGCATCTTTGGCCTTAATCAGGCGTTCGATGCGGCTTCATACGCTGGGTTGGCTAAAGCTACATACACCGAATGGGTCGCTTACATGGACGCGAACGCAGGCACAGGCCGAGCGCTTACCCGTGCCATGTTTGAGAAAGTGGACGTGAACCAACAGCGGAAGGGGGTGGCTTACGACAAAATCATTACCACGCCGGAAATTGTCAAAAAGTACACTTCGTTGTTCAGCTCCGATCGGGGTTACAACGTCGTTGGTGGCGCTCGCCCGCAAGCCGATATCGGCTTTATCGGCGCTTCCTACAACGGTGTGGAACTCTATTCCGATCCGCAGTGCCCCAATGGCTCGATGTATTTCTTAAACAGTCGTGGCATTGAGTTGCGGACGTTTGCGGCGAATGATGTGGTTCGCAATGGCCGGACAATCAAGGCCGTGACGAAGGGCGAGAACACCTACGGGATGAATTTCATCATCTCCGAAATCCCTAACCGTAACCCGGACAAGATTGAGATTGAAATCGCTGTGAAGCCACAGCTTTGGATTAAGCAGCCGAAATATGTCGCGATCGTGCGTGACATCATCCAAACGCTTTAATTCCACCCCAGGGGCTTCCGGTGAAGCCCCTTCACCATATTCATTTGCAGGTATTCCGATGGATGCGACCGAACGCCTATTCCTGACACTCGCCGAAATTGAGCTACGAAAAGGGTCGGGCTTGGCCGATGCCGCCCGCCAAGCCAAATTTATCATGCTGAATGATATGCCCGAATTTGTGGCGACCCTCGCCGAGGTGAAAGCCGCTGGCGAAGTGAAGCCCGAACCCGAACCCAAACCTCAGAAGCCCAGCAAGAAAACTAAGGGCGACGAAATCGATATCGAAGCCAGTTTGGAACCCACGGCGGAATAATCGGAGTCCCGATCGATGGCCTTATTTGATACTGATGATTCCCACGAAATCTTGCGCGTATTGGGCTACACCGCGCCCTATACGCGCATCTATTTGAGTAATCTATCAGAGCAGGATTTTCCCGATACGGTCATCGATCGGGTGGGAACAATTCTTACCCAAATTGAAAATATCGACAAGCAAATTTTCGCCAGTTTGCCCGATACGATGGCGAAAGAGGTCGGCGAATTGGTGTTGAATTATCGCCAACATTACGCCATGTTGCGGGGTCAAGCCCGAATGCTGATCATGGAAATCGCCACGCTAACCGGAGTGCGAGCGCTTGATGGTGCATTTAGCAAGTATGGCGGCGTTGGGGGCGGTGCGGTTGCGCTGGCGTATTGGTAATGGCAATCCAGATTAATTATTCAGTCGATACGCGCAATGCTCCGGTATTCCGTGGCTCTGACAAGGTAAAGCGGGGACTCAAACAAGCCACCCGTGAAACCCTGATCTACGGTACATCCGTAGTGAAGGAGCGGACGCCAGTCGATACCGGATTGCTCCGCAAATCCTGGCATTACCTCACCGACGATCGGAAGATTTGGAACGAGGTTTTGTATAGCGCATGGGTCGAAGGTGGCACCAGCCGGATGAGCGGGCGATTTATGGCCCGTAATTCCCTGCCTGAGATCTCGAATTACTACGGCCAAATGATCGAAAAATTCGTAGTGGCGGCGGTGGAAAATGGCTAAGAAACTCGTCGATCGGTTCATTGAAAATCAAGAAATCAACGGGCGTGATGGCCTTTATACTCGCCTATCGAAACGCTTGCCAGTGCGGTTTGGCGTTCCCCAAGCGTCCCACCGCCTAATGATTCGGCGCACGGTCTTGGATGCTGACAACCTAGCCAAACCCTGCCACACCGATCACATTTTGGTGTGCCATAGCATTAGCACTCCGGGCCGTGATCTGATCGGCCTCAATCTCGGCGGAGCAGGCGCGGCGGGCATCGAAATCGCCGCTAATGATTGGCTGGCCAAGGGCATTCCACGCAGCTACACCCGTGAATTTCTGACCAAGGATGTCCAATGGTGGGCAATGGATTACGAAACCGATAGCATCGGGAATCCCTGCTATGACACCGATGGATTACCCATGGGGGGAATCATCCTCAAATCAATCTTCATTAAGGATGAGCCAAAGAATTTGTTGGCTTGGTCGATCGTGTTGCGGGAATGGAGCGATCGGGCCTCCACGGCGATCGCCACTGGAAGTTATGGGGGCTATTAATTATGTCAGTCCGAATTCTCCGAAATAATATCCGCACCTGGATTGAGCGATTTATCTCAATCCAATCTTGGGATCTGGATGTCCCGCCCAATGTGGCGAGAGTAATGGCCGTCGCTGGGGTGGATAAACGATTCCCCGCCAACTGCGCGATCGAACTGCCTGTGCGCGATCTGATCGTGCGCAAGGGCGGCAATCTCGAGATTGAGGCAGAGGCATTGCTGCAATACCTGATCTTGTATCGATTCAGCGGCAACATGTCGAAACACCAACTCCCCATGGGTGCGGTCGAATTGGTGGTGAATTATTTGTGTGAACGTGCCGCCCGATACCCAAGCGAAATATGGGAAGACATTATCGGCATCGAAACCGAAATGGTTAATGATGTGGCGGGGTTGGGCCGGGTGGAAGGTGAGGATGGCGATTGGTTGATTATTGCCAAACCGGAATTCCGTATCAAATTTATTAGCCGTGCCCAGGAAGACATCGAAACCAATGGTGTATTGCAACCCCCGATCGGTGTCATCGATCCGCCTGTTGATTTCACCAGGCTAACGATCAAGGTCAATCGCAGTGATAGCCCGATCACGATGAAACCCAATACCTACATTCTCGATAGATTGCTGGAGATCACTTAATGCCATTACTCGATATCAAATCCCCCGGCACCTACGTTAATGAGGGTTCCGCTGGGATCAACCCCACCGATTTGGCGAGTTTCGCCGCCTGCTACATGATCGGCACGGCGGGCGTAGGCGGAAGCAATACCGCCAAAGATACCGCCGTGAAGGTCAATTCGGTCGAAGATTTCATTCTTAAATTCGGGGCAGCGTCACCCTCCGAGAAAAGTATTTGGGCGTACTTTCAGAACGCTGGGCAAGGGTACGGCGGCACATCGGCGGGCGTACTGTATTTTGTCGATGCAAATTCGGCAGCCTCGGTGAATGCCGTTACCGTCAATGGTGCGCCATTGACCTACAATGGCGCACCTGTAACTGCCGGGATGACCGTATCGATCCCATCCGCGACAAGCGCCGAATACGTCACCTCAATCGGAAAAATCTTCGACCGGTATCTGCCAAAGGGTTTCCTGATCGCGCCGCAGGCATTTGAATTACTGACGGCGCAGGCCGATCGGACGGCGGTGGCGATCGCGATGCGGGATATTGCTGTTACTTACAATTTATTGGCGCTCACTGATTCCGGCCCTTCGACGGGTACGGGTGCGGTGGATACGTTTGCCAAGACGCAAACTGAGGTGGCGCTCTACACCTCCGAACGGGGCCACCTGGCCTATTACGCTGGCTACATCAAAGACACGACCAACCGATCTATCCCGTCATCGCCATTTATCGCCGGGATTGCGAATCGTCGCTATCGCCAGGAAGGCTTTAATCAGCCCCCGGCGGGCGGTAAATACCAATTGCGCGGCGCGGTGGATACGCTGATCAAATTTACTGACAGTGATCAAGAAGTGCTTAACCCCTTGGGCTGTAACCTGGTTCGCAATCTTTACGGGTTGGGCGTGGTTTGCTGGGGTGCGCGGACTCGAAGCACCGAAAAACGGACGCAATTTATTCATGAGCGCGTGATCTTGAACGTCCTGGAGACCACTCTACAATCAGCATTTGATGCGGATTTGTTTAGCTCGATCGGGTCGTCTGGTGAATTGTTGCTGCGAGTCCAGGAAACCATCACATCGGTTTGTTATCGGCTGTGGAAAGGCGGGGCGCTGTTTGGGATTGCGCCGACTGATGCCTATGGCGTTATCTGCGACCTAAAAAATAACCTGTTGGCAGACCTGCAAAACGGCATTGTGGTCGCCGATGTGTATGTTGCCATCACGCCGATTATGGAGCGGTTATTTATCACCGTGAAACCTACGGCGGTCGGCCAGGTGTCGTTGGTGGTGGCGCTTGTCACTGGCGAGGGTAACACCGAAGACAAGAAGGCCGCCGAACCCAAAGAATCCAGCGCATCCAACTAATTTGAGGTAACAAAAAATGCCACGGACTAAGCAAAAGCGGGCGGCAGCCAAGTCGCAATTCCTGATTAAAATGAACGGGATTGATTTCTTATTTTCGGCCTGCGAGGGTGGGAATCTGAAGCGGGAAACGGGCAAATATGTTGACCCCACAACCCGCACCAAAGTGTCGATCGTATCCACTAAAGAGATTAGTAATCTGATTCTCAAAGCCCCCTACGAACCGGAAAACCTGGCGGCGGTGATGACGTTGGCGCAATCGTTGCTCACGGGCGCGACTGAGGAAACGAATATCACATCGCAGATGATCAAGGATGATGCCACCCAAACCCCGATCGGTTCGCCGCGTGGTTGGAAAGGTTGTCAGCTGATTGAAGAGCGGTATCCCGATATGGATCTGGAGAGCACCGATGTGGCGATGTATGAACTCGAATTCACGGTAGACGCGATCGACGAGACTCGCACCGCCGCGTAACATATCACCCAGGGCTAAAAACATGAAACGGCAAATCCATACTCACGAAGTCGAGGGCTTGAATGAAGTCCTAAAAATCAACGTACTGGACAATCCCGGCAATGGCGGGGGTTGTCATATTTACCAGATTGAGCCAGTTGAAACCGCCAATGAATCAAATCCTAGTGCGGCGTCACGGTTGGCGCGGGCGGTTTGCCGGGTCAAGTTCCAGGACGGGCCGGTCTTGGAATCTGGTGTAAATGGCATCAGCAACGAATCATTGCTGGCGATCGTGCGTGATCGGCTTGAATGTTTCCAAGCGGGCGATTTTGCCTGTGATGAGAATCAAGCGGCGCTTGATGGGGTTATTGCAGCAATGGATGCGCTGTTATCCCGAACAGCAAAGCGGGTAAGCCGGGGCGTCGAAGGTCAAAGTGTCATTTAGACAATCGCGCCCCTGATAGGTTTGGACGTTGGCAGGATTGAAATCCTATCAACGTCTTTTTTATGCCTGCTAAACCCGCCAAAGCCCAATCAGATAAAGTCGAAATCACCGTCACCGAACTGGAAAACGGCAACATCCAAATCCCTTGGATTGATGGCCGCACCGCCGAATTTCGCGACATGATTGGTGAGGACATGGAACGCCTCGAACAGTTCCGCATTGACTATGACGGAAGCGTTTCGCCCACTGGACTCGCCTATAAAATGCTGAGTTTGCTATGTGTGCGGGTCGGTGATGGCGATGACGGTATCGAACTTGAAACCCTCCGCCGACTGCCCGCTCGTCAGTTTAAGTCCGTAATGGAGGTGTTCGCCGCCGTGGCGCAATACTTTCGACTTAACGATATTTTCGACGACGGAAGCGGTGATGCTGACGCTACTGGGAACGACGACGACGGCGGAAGCGATCCAGATTGAAGCCTTGGCAATGGTCGGTGGGGATTATAATCCCGCCTATTTCACATTCATGAAAATGCCGATCGTCCGGTTTTGGCAACATCGCGATCGGTGGGTCAGAGTCCAAGAAATGCGTAAACCCAAGGAGGAGTGATGGCAACCAATAAGATAACGATCGTATTAGATGCCAAGGATTTAGCCTCCGACAAAATCAATAAACTGTTGGGCGGCATCAATAATCAACTGGGCAATGTGGGCAATCAGACCCGCTCCGGAGCGTTCCAAGGGCAGTTAATGGGGATGGCCTTTGATAAAGCCTTCGCTTTGGCTGTGGGCGGTGCTAAGGCGTTTATGAATGCCTTGGAAAATGCCGATGTAGTAGTGCAGGATGCGATCAAAGCATCGGCGGGCCTCGCTGCGGGTGCAGGCATTTCGTTTGGCGAAGCGGAAAAATTAAACAAGACCGTCACCACGGCGATGGAGAAATCCGCCGCCGCTCTCCCTGGCGTGACATCGGAGTTCATTCAATTCGGGAACATGATTTCGGATAGTGTCGCCGAATCGTCCAAGTCCATGAACGGTGGGGTGTTCAACGCTGAAAAATACGCTAAATCCCTGACTGACATTACCGAAGCGGCGATGGTGCTCAAAGGGAAGAATTTCAGCACGGCCAATACCGCCAAAGCGATCGAGAAAATGACATCCGGCGCATCGATCTCGGCCCTCAAACGATACTCTTTTTTCCAGCAAAACCCCGCCATTCTCACCGCCTATGAGAAAGCATTGCGGGGGCGTGACACCAAGACGATGAGCAAAGGGGAACTGCTCAAAGCTACGACCGAAGCACTTCAACGCGCCATGCCACCTGAAGCACTGGCGAAGATGAAAGGCACGATCGACGCCCAAGTTCAGAATTTTATGACCAAGTTATTTGGCACCTATGAGGGTATTTTCTCACTGAACCGAGATACTGACAAAATCAAGGCAGGCGATCAGACTGGGCAAGCGTCGATCGCAAAATTTGCTGAGGCAGTATTTGGCGATGGTGGCTTGACGGATTCGCTGGGCAAGCTGCTGAGTCGATTAGGGCTGTCGGCTGATCCGGTGAAAATGTTGGTGCAGGGCGTCGATAATCTGACCCTGTTCGTCAAAGATTTTACCAAATTTACCGACAAACTCGCCAATACCAAGGGGCTGGACATTGCAGGGTTGTTTGATGCGGGTTACGCCAAAGTCGATCAATTTATGAAAAATATTAATTGGGAAGCGGTCGGCTTTCAGCTTGGGCGATTCCTCACCCATGCCAGTATTCAACTAATCAAAATCGCCGCGATGACGCCATTTAAGCAAGCAGCAATCGCGCGAAGCATCGCCTTTGGCCTACTTAAGGGATTAGGGTCGGCATTGGTCGGTATCGCCTATCAGATGGTCGAAAATATCATGAATGGGATTTTTGATGCAATATTATCTATCCCCAAGAAAATTGGCCAGGTTTTAATTAATTTGATTAATGGCGTGACATCGACCATTCAAAGTTTGCTGTGGATTGTCCAAAATCCCAAGCAGGCCATATTTGCAGCGATCGGAAAAATTGGCAATGCGATTGAAAGCGCTGTAAATGGCCTAGTTGGCGGGTTCATTGGCCTTATTAAATGGGTATTAGGGCGGACAATGTCGCAGATGACCTTAGGCCTGTCTGATACCAATATCGGCAAGGCGATCGGCGGGGCGGTGTTGGGCGGCACGGTCAACAAGGGGCTAGAAGTGCGGGGCGAGGCGCTAAAAGCTACAGGCGGATGGAATCCGTTTGGATGGCTATCGGGGTTATTCGGCGGGAATAAAGCGGGTGGATGGATGCCACCGGGAAGCCCACTCGCCCGTGAGATGGCAGCAATGCCAGGGGGCGCTAAACCCGTTGTGGCGAACTCATCCGAAGCAATCCTCAACCAAGGGCAACAAAGTGCGATGGCGGGGCTAATTCGGGGCAATCGTGGCGGCGGGGGAACCTTCGCCCCGGTGATTACCATTCAAGGCAATGCAGATCGGGGCGATATTGATTATTTGTTAGGCGAACTCGATCGGCGCTATCGGCAATATTCAGCGGGGTTTGCTTGACGATCGCACCCATGAACCCCACGGCGGTGAGTGATGGCCCGATCTATCTACAATCCCCAAGTATTACCGCAACTACAGGCGGTTGCCCCAGCGGCGCGCACCTGGGCACTCCTCGCCAATGCCGAAAATGTGGCCGACATCTATCACCAATTTCTCCTCAATCCTGAATCCTTATCCTGGGACAGAAAGGCCACCTACAGCGAAGGCGCAATCCCTGGCACGTCCGTACAGCCCTTTCAATATTCCCACACCAGCGGCAAGCGATATACGGTGCAAGTGCTCTTAGAAGCGCATTGGTTGGGTAAGTCGGTGCAACGCAGTATTGATTCCCTCGATGCTCTGATTGTCGCTGATCCAAAAGCTCCAGTACCCACGCCGAAAATATTGGTCTTTGCCTGGGGTAGTCGGACGATTAAACCGATCGTGCTCACGTCGATAAAAGTAGTGGAGCAGGCGTTTTTGAATGGGGGGGAAGTGAGTAGTGCGACGATTGATTTGGAATTTGTGGAGATCCCACCTAGCGATGCCGATCCGACCGATCGGGCGCGGTTGCTTGAGGCGGAACGGGCAAAAATCCTCAAACTCACCGAACGCCAGAAGGCCGATGCGACGGCGGCGGCGGATGAATGGATCAGAGCAAATCTGGCGAAATTACCGAAATCGTTGCAGGAAGTGGTGAAGGCGGGGGATTATGAACTGACCGCCGATGATGCCGGGATTATCACCATGGCGAAAAAGGCGGACAAGACCGCATTGGGAACAGTTGGAATTTACAAAAATAAAAAGTTTGAACCCACAGGACAGAAATTAAGCTGATGGCACTCCAAGAATATTCCCCCGCACTCGCCAAAGTACCCTATCCACAGGATTCAGAAGCGATCGTACTCGACACATCCGAGACCCTATCGACCATCGCAGATCGGGCCTTCGGTGATGTGACCAAATGGCGCGAATTGTACGAAGCCAATGGCGCGGATATCTTTGGCGACTTGCCGATCGGTAAGGAAATCAAAATCCCCACCTACGCCGAAATGGAAGCGATCGCCGTGTCAATGTCGGCCAATGCAATCAATGACCTGAAGGGCACCGTGACGAGCAATAAACTTTACCGTGATGTCGATCGGATCACGGGTGGGGTTTTGACCAAATTTGTGGATAAGCAATTCGCCGAGGCGGGCGAGACCGTGAAGGGCGCGATCGGTAAGTTGGGCGGGCTAAGTGTGGGGGCCACAGGTGTCACCCCCACGGGCAACTTCAAGCTGATTGATTGGCTGTATTGAACACACCCGACGTTGACCTTTCAGGTATTATGCAGATCTGCATAATACCCCTATTGAAACCAGCGCAGGCAATTTGGGGGAAGCCGGAGGCACTTGGGGCGATCGGAGTATTATCGTGATCGCGATAATACTTGCCTGTAAGGACTTTCAGGTATTCTTCAGTCGTCCTACCGTCCCTGCATGAATTCGCGAATCAAGTCATAGATTTCGGCGGCGGAAAGAATATCGTTCATGCCCGTGCCTTGGAGTCCCGGTGCTGAATTGAAGTCGATCGCGAACCCGTTATCGATCACGTATTGGAAATCATCATCAATTGGCGTGTTCACGGGGATAACGAAATCAATCGCGAATAACGGCCATCCGGCCAAGTGCGACGAATTTTCACGATCTAGCGCTTCGCACTCTCCCTCTACGGTAATCGAGGTTTCGCCGCAGTGATTCGACATCCAGCCACCAATGCCGCTATATCGCAGCCACCAAGCACGGTTGCCAATTTGCAATAATCGGTGAGATTCTGCCCGATCGTACTCGCCCGTAGTGTTGACCCACGGCGTAGACCAATGATTTGGATAGGCGTCCAATGCGTGATTAAAGTCCGTCAATATTTTGCCATCGCCACAGTGCAAATCAGGATCGGTGTAAACCACAATATTGTCTAGCGGCGATCCAAATCGCTGGTTCTTCACTCGCTTAAAACTGAGCGTTTTAAGCCCGAGCCTTGCCATGATGTCGTTTTGGGCGATCTTGTTCATGCTCCGATCGTGCGCAAGTCGGCAGAAAGTCTCGTCTCCCGACGAGGGGAAAATATAATCGTAGAAGTCGCGGAAGTCGCTGTGTAAGGCGATTTTATCCGGCATGAGTGGCCTCCTTCCTGAATAGCGATTGATCCGGCTGAATGATGGCGCGGGATATCTCCGATCGTAGCTCACCTCGAAACGCATCGCTCATGATCTGCCGGAGCGGCGTCACTAACGTTTCAAAGCGCGGGCCGCTGATTATGACGTGGCCGTTTTCACACTCAAATCGAACGCCGTCAGCTTCGACGTAGCGCGTTTCCCCATTCAGGAACCACAGCAGCAATTTCGCCTCTCGGAGGTCTAACCGAGTGAATATTTGTATTACCCAACTCACAGACATTCGCCCTCATAGTGAATGGAAGAGAAACAATGGCAGGCGTCCCACTAGAGTATCCAACGATCGACCCCCGGAACGAAGCTCAATTAGTTGAGCAAGCGATCGCGGCGGTCTATGGCTACAGCGGCGGGGCGTTGAACGATTTTAGTAGTTCCGGCCCTCTCAGGGTATTGCTTGAAGGGCTGTGCTTTTCCGCCGCCGAACTATTATATTACTGCAATAAGATCGTAGACGCGATCGTGGTCAGCTATTTAAGCAATTACGGCATCACCCGCAACCTCGGAACTACCGCCACCGCCACCCTCCAGATCACTCTATCCGCCGCATTTTCTAATCCGATCACCATCCCCGCTGGCTATATTGTTCAGTCCCAATCCGGTCGGGTGACGTTTGTGACGACGCAACAACTCGTTTTACCACCCGGGGCGATCAGTGGCACGGTGCCCGCGATCGCGCAACAAATCGGCAAAGCCGGGAACGTGGCGGCGGGTTCGATTAACCAGCCGCTCCAACCCCTCGCCTACGTCACTGGCGTCACCAACCTTTCGCCCGCCACAGGGGGCAGTGATGAGGAAACCCAACAGGAAGCAATCGATCGGGGCATTGCGCAGATCCGCCGCCGCAATTTGGTGAGTGCCGACGATTATGAGGCGGAGGCGATCTCGCTATTGGGCGTGGGGGCCGTGGCGAAGGCGGTGGGCAATCTCGCCGGTGATAAAATCTCGCAGCAACTTGGGTCGGTGCACGTGTTTGCGTTGGACGCCGAAGGCTCAAAGCCCAACGCCGCCACGCTTACGCAAATTCAAACGGCGATGGAATCACGGGTGATGATCGGTACGGTGGTTTGGGTTAGCGCCATTGAAACCATCGACGCCGACATCAAACTAATCGCCCGAATTGTCGAAGGGGAAGATCCGGTATCCGTATCCCGCAAACTTTATGAAGCGCTCAAAGCCTACACTGCCCCAGGCAGCTACCCGATCGGGCTGGATCTAATCCTCAATGAGGTCGAATATGCGTTGCGCCGCACCGGACTGATTGAGTATGTCGAGTCGGTGACAATCAACAATATCGGTGGCAATTTGGGGATGCCAAACGATTGGTCGATGCCAGTGATCACGCGGCTCTACTCGCAATTGGTCGATGCATCGGGGAACGTTTATCGAAATCTCAATGGGCGGTTTGATGATGGGGTGGTCTTATGAATCCTAAACAGGCGTGGATAATTGACAAACGGCCCATCTATAGCCGCCTCCCGCAAATCTCGCAGCGTTACAAGGGCGAAAATCCAGCAAGCCCAAGCAACTGGATTACGCAATGGTTTGACGAGTTATTGGTGAAAACCAAAGCATCGATCGACGACCTTCCGCGTCAACTCAATGCCCTCACCTGTGATGCCGACTGGATTGATTTTGTCGCTTACTTGTCGGGCTTTTCGGGCGAGTATTGGGATAAATCGTGGTCGATGGCGACGAAGCGGGCGATCGCCAGTAGGGCTAATTGGATTTGGAGCAATAAGGGCACCCAGGCCGTGATCGAATACATGATCGCCGCCGTGGGATTGACTGCCGTGATTTGGCTGGGTGAGGGGTTTGTGATTGGCGAATCCATCATTGGCGAAACTACCCTGGGTGAACCCGAATATCAATATTTTATTCAAGTGCCATTTTTGTACGATCGGGACGGGGCACAATTCCGCCTTGCCGAAAAACTAAATCGGCTATATGGCCCGATCGTTTCTGATAGCGCCGTTTGCTACGATGGTTTTTATATTGGGTTTTCAGTAGTTGGTGATCCAATTTTTGGTTAATGGGTTTTCACCCAACGCCAAAACGTCACCATTCCCGCCGCTTTGCCAAATAGTTCTTCTCTAAATTTTTTGACTTCATAGCGGTTGTAATTTTGGGGATCCGGGATAGGCTCACCAACTTCCCACGACGGAGGCTCTTTGAAAACTGGGCTATGGTTCCCGGATGGATTTGCCTGCATTGCCGAATCTATATCGTAGAAAACTCGATCTGTCAGTGGTGTCATGGTCAACGCCGGGTGTGTTCACGTGAAATATAACAGACGATCGCACCCGTGGAACTTAAGCGGCGGGCGCAATGACTCTAATCACAGGCAATTTACGGGATTCGGGCAACCAACCGCTAAATGGCGAGCTGTGGGTAACGCTGGATGCGCCCCTGCGGGATAACACGCCCAATCCCGACGCCACACTGATGCCCGTAACGCGCAAGTTTCCGATTACGGCAGGCGTATTGTCGATCGACCTTTCTCCCTCCGCCGCCGCTCGAATCAGTTATCGATTTCAGTTTTTCCCGCAATCGGGCACTGCAATTTCTGCCATCGCCTCAATGGATTTTCGGGCGATGGTGCCGCCCAACGCAGGCGCGATCGAGTTTGCGGATTTGCTCCCCACGGGCATCACCACCGACACGATGGACACCGCCGCAATTCGGCTGGCGGAGGTGTTGACCAATACGCCACAGTATCAGCAAGCATTGCAGGGTGGGCCGCGATACCTCGGGGCTTACAGTGGCACCCTTGCCTACCGTAAGGGGGATGCGGCCAAATATGGCGGCAGCTGGTGGATGTGGATAGCGATCGAACCCGGTAGCGGCATCCAACCATCGGCAGTCCCCCCCGGCTCAAATTATTGGCTCGACATTGGCAGCAAGGGCGATCCGGGCGGCACGGGCGGTCAGGATACGGTCTACGGCCCTGGATGGGATGGGGCGCTATGGGCACCCTCCGCAAACGCAATTTACGACATTATTTCCACCCTACTTTCTTCGGCCGCCGCAGCTGCGACTTACGCCACCAAAAATAACGCCATCCTCACTGGCACCCCGGCCCGCTTTGCGGCCCCATCGGCGGGCGATCGGTCGCTTCAGTTGGCAAACACCGAATGGATTGGCACCGAATTCGCCACAAAGGATAGCCCGGTTTTCACCGGAAATCCGGCTGTGCCATTGCAGCTCATCACCGACAACTCAAACAAGATCGTGAGTAGTGCCTGGGTGCGGGCGTTCATCGCCAGTGTGAATAATCTGGCGACGGCAATCCCGTTTAATCCGGTGATTGCATTCGATCGAATCATGGGCCAAATGCCCTCCCAGACTGTATCGAGCGTGCTGACCTTTACCGTGGATGCGGGCGCAAAAACGGCGGGTTCGTCGGCGACGGTGCGACTTGTGGCCGATGGCGTCAACGCTCCAGTATTCACTGGAATGGTTGAAGCGATCGGCAGTGCGGGCTATATCAATATTGCTGGTGTGGTCAACAACCTCACATTTTATTGGGATGGGGTGACGGCATTTTATACGATTTGGCAGGCGAAATATATCACCCCGGCGCTAAACAGTTCAGCCCTGACCATGACGGCGGGGGCTAACTTCACCAACCCTTCCGCCAACCTTTACGGCGGTTCCAATGCCACGGCATTCTCCGGTTTGGGCGGATCGGTGCAGTCCATCCCCGCCAATAAATCGGGGCGCATTATCGTCTACGCCGACCCATTGCAACTGATCGGGTTCAACGATATCGCGACCCCGCAAGCATTTGGAGGCTGGGAATATTACGGCTGGAACTCAAATGGCCCAATGTTCACGGGCGCATCTGGATCGAGCCTGGACTCTGGATTTAATGCGGGGTTGATTAGAACCTACATCAAATTGGAACGATCTGGAACCATCATCACCGCCGCCTATAAAACCACGCTTGCCGCCGCATGGACAGTATTCCGCACGTTCCCCGTGGCCAGCGCGGGAGCATTGTTTATCGGCATGAACACCACCCAAGGCGGGACGATTCAGGTGATTTCGTTTGAGGTGCAGCCATGATTTTACCGAGCATAGTCCCACTCGAAAAACCAGCGGCGTTCCTCAATGGGGCGCATATTGGCTTTTGGAATAATTCGATCGGGGCAACTACCTACAGCAGTACGGCCATTGTCGAACATCTCCGCCAAATCCTGGAGCGAGATTTTGGCGTCAATGTCACCACTCAAAATTACTCAGTCGATGGGCAAAGCACCCGTGATTTGATCGTCAGTGCCAATACGAATTTAATCAGTGGACGACGGCCCGATCGGCGCAATATCGCCATCATCCAAGAGGGCACAAATGATTTGCTCTTTTACGATTTGGTGACGGCGAATCGGGTGCAGTTAGCGGCGGCGAATTTGCGCGATCTCTGTAGACGGGCGCAATTATCAGGATGGTATGTCGTCCTGATGGGGTGCCCGCCCCGCGCCCATGGCTACCCCACACCGGGAACAGCCGCGCAGTACGCCAGTGATATTAACGCCCTTAATGCCACTCTGGGCGCAACGTGGAACGAATACGCTGATTTGTATTTTGATTTTCCGCGCCATTTGCCGTATTACGTCCCCGCCGACCCTTACGCCCCGGATGGCGTGCATCCCACCCAATATGGCTGTGCAATGATCGCCGCTCACCTCGCCCGCTTCCTGCTCCAATCGATCGGATAAACCATGCCTAAAACCCTATTTGCCAACGGACAACGCCTATTTGCGGCATGGCTCAATGCGATGCAGGCGATCACGTTTGACGATCTTGATCTCGACGGCCATTATCCCCGCCTCACCGATGATGCTCTATCGCTGGCACCGGGCAACATTCGCGCTGACTTTCGGTTGTTTGCCGATGCGCTCAAAGTCACCCATGGCAGCGGGTTGGTCGTCAACATTGCGGCGGGTGTGGTGACGTTGCCCAATGGTTTGGCGGCGACGGTTGCGGCCACATCCAAGACTCTACCCCCCAGCCAAATCAGTTTTTTGTGGGTAGATACGGCGGGCGCGGTGCAATTTGGGCTGGATCTCCCCGTGCGGTCTATCCCGATCGCGAGATTTGAGGCCACAGCATCAGGGATGGCGGCAAATGGCCTGACTGACCTCCGATCGCGCTTTACCGTGGGGCCACAATCCCGAGCGATCCGGGTCTATGGCGGGCAAGCGGCAAACGACATCACGATCACGGCGAACACCACCCTGGGGGGGCGTGTCCCCTGTCGCAATTTTACGGTAGCGGCTGGTGTAGTGATCTCGGTGCCATCAGGCTATCTAGAGATTGTCGCCAGTGGCACGGTGAGCATTGCGGGGACAATTAATGTCAGCCCGCTAATTGCTGGCGGGTTTGGCTTTGCTGGCAGCGTTGTTGGCGGATATTATTTTGCGGAGTCGGGACGCGGTCCCGGTGGTGGTGGTGGGCACAACTCTGCGGCGTTGCCTGCCTATAGCTGGGCGGCCTCGCCCTTTGGTAGCGGTGGCGCTTCCGGGTTTGGCACGGCTGGCGCTGGCGCTACGGGCATTATTGCACTGTCTAAGGGCGGGTTTGGCGGTGGTTCTTTTGTCGCCGATGCCGCGTTGGGCATTACGATTTCGGGCGCAATCAATTGCCCCGGTGCCGCCGCTACGCAGGGCGTCATCACGAGCGGGACGGGCGTGATTGTGCTAGCAGGCGGCGGCGGCGGGACGGGCGGCTCAATTCGATTAGGCTCCCTCACGTCGATCGTCGCCACAGCTTCAGCCCAACTCAATGTGCAAGGCGGCGCGGGCGGCACGGGCAACGCCCTTAACTACAGCCCAAATACGGCCTTTGGTGGTGGTGGTGGTGGTGGTGGGTGGCTAATCTGCCAAGCCCCGATCGTCAATCTCACCGGATCGACCGTGCTCCTCAATGGCGGCAACGCCGGGGTCAATTTTGGCAGCGGGGCGGCAGGGGTCGGCGGCTCGATCGGTGGTTCATTTGGTGGCGTCGGCGGATCTGGCCCGCAAATGGGCGGCATCGGCCAGCAAGTGATCGAAAACTACACTCCGGTTTAATTTATGTTGATTTTGATTTTTGAGGGCCAAATTGCAGGCCAGACAAACACCGCCGACAACCTCGCAGCTGGCTTCACCGCGATCGAATATCTCGGCGATGAACCGATCGAACAACTCTACTTCGACGGCAAGCAAATCCAGGCGAAAGGGGAACGCCCCAGCGATCGGCATTATTGGGCGGATGGCCAGTGGATCGAACCGCCTGAGAACATCATCCCAATCCATGAGGATTGGGCGGGATTGGTGGCGGATTTGCGTGAGTGCGGATTGCTGGCTAAAGTCTACGCAGCGGCCAAAAAAACCAACAAGGCCGGGACGTCGTGGACGATGCTACTCACTGCCCTCACCTCTCCACTATTGATTGTGGAGGATTTGGCCTTTGCCCTCACCGACTTCCGCGCCATGGCTCCCGATACCCTTGACGCCGAAGATTGCCAACTGATCCGCAAATTCCTGACAGGTCGGGGGTTCCACGCCGAATCATTGGATCAGGCTTTGACGTAATTGATTGACACTGCTTTGATAGTTTGGTAAACTGGCAAAGTAACAACAATTTTACGGGGGATTATCCCAATGACTGACTCTTTTGGTTTGGATGGCTACGTCGCCAATAACGCCTACGCAATCGATGGCGAGATGAGCGGGCCGCGTTATCCCTGGATTCAAGCTGATAGTTATCAGCCGAAAAATGCCAAGGCAAAGATCAATATCGGCATCACCGCTGATTCGATGGCTTTGGTAGATGGGCAAGTGCTATCCGATGTCGTAGACATGGCCAAATCGTCGTTTGACGATGATGGGACAGAAGTTGAATTTGGCATCTTTAAGAAAGGGGTGCGCTGGGTGATCTTGGCACGACCCAAAGTCATGGCGATGAATAAAGCGTCAGGCGAAATTATCCCAACGCTGTCCAAAGGCATGAAGAAGCGGGGCGAAGTGACTGTATGCCGGGTGTTGCTGGCCTGCCTTTTAGGCGATGATCTGGTGAAAGATGCCAACGGGGATGTTCAGATCTTTACTCTCAAGCTGAAATCGTCCAAGACTGCCATGGTGGGCAGTAGCGGCGACAAAGATCACGGCATTGAGCGCAATGGTGGGCACCGCACAATTGAGTTGCTGAACTCGATTCTGGTTAAGCGGGCGGAAGCAAAGCCAGGGCAATGGTTAGGTCATACGGTGTCGGTTGAGATTGGGGCAGTCGCCGAAAAATTCTCAAATGCCGATGGTGATTCGTCAATCGGGATTCGGTTTGTATTTCCCGAAGGTTCGACGGCGAAGGCAATGCCGACTGATGCTGTCGCTGACGTGTTCAAGTTGGTGAGTTCGGAAGAATTCAAGGCAGTAGCAAAAAACCCATTCAAACCCGCTTCAGTACTTGAGTCTGTAACGATTGACTATGGCGATGGCGAGGAAATGCCGTTCTAATTTGCCGCCCACTCTGAGGATTTAGCAAATCCTCAGAGTGGCATTTTTTTTGCTAAAAACCCTATCACCAACATCATCATGACTATTTCACTTAATGTCGAAATCCCCGAATCCCTACACCAGGAATTGAAGCGCTACATCGCCGCACATCCCAACACCGATCAAGACCAAGCGATCATCTGTGGTCTGTCATTGTTGCTATCACGAGAAGCGCAGGTGGCGGCATGACTGTCATCTCACGACCAATCTTGTTCAACGACAACATGGTTCGCGCTATCCTGAGCGGGCAGAAAACCCAAACGCGGCGGGTAATAAAAAATCAGCCACCTTGGGAAAGCCCGATCGTTGAATCCTCAAAAGGTTCCGGGGTTTGGGGGCAGCATAAAGGAATTGACTGGGGCGATCCAGATGAGCCAACATGGCATTGCCCTTATGGCATTCCAGAGCAGGATCTATGGGTGCGGGAAGCATGGCGGCCTGCACTTTCCGAGACGCACAAGTGCTTTGCCTATCGCGCCGATAATAGCTATCAATGCGGCAAGCTAATGCCAGATCCGCCCGGATTGATAAAGTGGAAGCCATCAATTTTCATGCCTCGCGAGGCTTGCAGAATCACACTGGAAATTCTGGATATACGGGTGGAGCGACTCCAGCAAATCAAGCCTAAAGACGCGATCGCCGAAGGGGTAAGTTTTGACCAATACAATGACCCGCTATCGCCATGCGACGAGATTCGGGCGTTAAATGCGTTCCGGGGCTTGTGGAACTCAATCAACGAAAAACGCGGCTACGGTTGGGATGCAAATCCCTGGCTTTGGGTGATTGAGTTCACGCGTGAGGTGACAGCATGAAACCAACTTGCCCAAAATGTGGCATTGGGGAAGGGCGATTAGTGTCGATTGTGCAGGGTGCAAAAACCTACCGCTTCCCCTGTTGTTCCACGCCGATCGCCGTGGAAGTTCGATCGTGGGTGAGGGCTGAACGCAGGCCAGATCGAACTTCCACCCCAGCCAAAACCGCTCAAACGGTCTAGACGGCGTCATCCTCGAATCGCCACGGCGCAAGGCCGCCTTGCCCTACCGCCCTGACAGCCTCGAACACGCTCTGGATATGGTCGGCGTTCGGGGTGCGGCAGTGAATGCTTCAACAATTAACCCGATCGATTAACTCAGAGGAATACCATGAAAAATCAACTGACTGAAATCAAAACCATCTTGCAAAATATGGTGATGGCGATCGAGATTCACCTAGAAATAATCGCTGAAATGTCAGCAGGCATTCCCCAACTGGACGAACAAATCGCCGCCGCAAAAGCTGAATTAGCGGTGGGATTACTGGCATTTTCTAATGTTGTCGCGGAGGACGAATCGGAGTGAAATACGGTTGATCATCATGTGAACTCTAACTAAAGCCGGGATTCGTCCCGGCTTTTTTGTGCGCCATAATATCGGCAGCTGGTTGATGTACAGATACAAAAAAAGGGGTGTGCAAGCCCCTTTTTTTATGCCCAAATCAAATCCCTTTCTGATAGTCGTACCAGGCTTTATTCAGGATTTTCATTTGCTCTTCAGCATTGGTTTTGTCGGCGCAAACGTCCGGGTGCCATTGCTTACAGAGTGTGAGATAAGCCGCTTTGACAACGGCTTTGGAATCAATCTTGGAAACCCCAAGCACATCCCACCATTGCTGATCCCATTTGGCGAGAAACGTCGGCTCACCCTCACCTTTGCCGCCGAATTCCATATTAAAATAAACCCGCCGCCACCATTCATGGGGGCCATGCTGATCCAAGTAGATTTGATATTGTTCCCGTGCCGCTTTGCCCGATCGTTTCCCAAATACTGCCCAGCGATGCCAGTCCCTTGGAGCAATAAACCCAAACCTTTCCCGGAATTTATCGCCAGCTAAATTGGGTGGCAGATTATCGGTGTAGCAACGGCGAATTTCCACACGCAAAAATTGAATTTGTTCGCACCCGATCGGGTCGAACCATTCGCGCAGTTGATAGAGCGAGGGATCGAAGATCTCTTGCTGTTCGTCGCCGCCCTGGCCAAACTCATAGCCGCACTCGCAGACCTTGGCAAAAATCGACAACTCCGCGCCGCACTCGGGGCAAGATTTGAGCATCGCCGCATCGTCGTCGGATCGCTTGGGACGGCGCGGTTCTGAAATGTCGTAATCATGAAATCCCATCGGGTTCCCAAGCCGCTCCAAGTTCCCGCCGAAATCAAGAATCGTGTAGTAATCTTTGCCGGGGAACGGGCGACATCCGCGCCATGCAGCCTGGTAAAATGCCGACTTCGATTTGGTGGCACGGGCGAAAATCACGCAGGCGATCGGGGGACAGTCATACCCCTTGGTCTGCGTATTCACGCTACAAATCACCTTGATCGTCCCGTCCCGCAATGCTTGATCCTGCGCCTCCCGTTTGGCTTTGGCGACACTACCCGATTGCCAATCGGCGGCGATGCCAGCGGCGTTAAAACATTCGGCTTGGAGTTTAGCCTGTGCCACGGTGGAGCAAAAACAGAGCGTAGGTTTTCCTTCGCCGAGCCGTTGCCACTCATCCACAATCAATTGCAATGCTTCGGGCCGCATCGCCTGTTTTCCCAGTTGGCTATCCGAATAATCGCCATCATCACCCGCCCCCACCTGGGTCAGGTCAAATACGCCATTGCGGCTAAAATTCCGGCTTTGCACCAACCACCCTTGCTTAATGGCGTCGGGGGGTTGCAGGGATTCGACTTTTGCCCCAAACCATCGACCCAAATATTCTTCTTTCCGCATTCGCCATGGTGAGGCGGTGAGGCCCATAAACAGGCATTTATCATCATCGGCATAGTCGGCGTAGAGTTGTTGATAAATCGCCTGCCCGACGCCGTCGTGCGCCTCATCCAGGACAAACAAACCGACCTTGCCGAGCATTGCCTTAACGTCTTTTCCCGCCGCTGCCCAACTGCGGAGAGTTTGCAAGCTGGCGACCATGCATTTGTGATCCCACTTGACCTTCCGCGCACCCTGGATGATTGAGCACTCCACACCGAGGGAGAGTAGAGTTTTCTGGGTTTGCTCTAGCAAGCAATTTCGCTCTACCAGAAAAACCGATCGGGCCGGACGTTTCGCCCGCACCGACCGATCGCGCATAATCCAGGCGGCAGTTCCCGTCTTGCCTAACCCTCCTGAGGCGACAACCAAGACACTTTTCTCCCCTTTACGGTAGTGGTCATAGACTTCGCGCTTTAAGTCTTCCTGATACGGCCTCAGCGTCATTTCCGGCGACGGTGGGGGCGGAGGTGTGGGCGCAGTCGCCAAAATCGGATTGCGGGGTGCTAGTTGGTACATTGTGCTGCGGATTTCCTTGTGCTTCGTTGGCTTCGGCGGAGGCGATGCGGTATTGGGCATGGGTGCGGTGATATTCCCGCCACGATCGACCCAATTCCCGATCGGTGAAATAACTGCAATTCGGCGTCTTGGTCAGTTCGATGTCTCGCCAGTCGAGATTGTTGGCGGATAACCAGGCATTGAGGATGGATCGAAATCCTACGGGCCAATGATCAACCGTGGCATTTTCTCGGGGGAGTGGATCGCCCGTAATGGCGCAGGTGACTTGCCGCTCATCGGTATAGGCTTTGTCCACGGCGGCGATGGTCTGGCCCCAAACTTCATACCGACTCGCGCTACCAAATCGCTGATTGCGGCGGGCGTCACGACTGCGCCCGATCATGTTGAGACTGAAAAACCGAGTCTCCCCATCGGCGCAGTGAGCGCAAAACGCCCGAAACCGCCCACTGACTTGGACTGTGATCGATTGTGGGTGGGGCGCGGGGTTGCCGTCGTGGTAGAGCCGCCACATTTCGCCGATGAACCACCGATCGTCGCCTTTGAGTGGCACCCCAGGCTCGGCCCTGCTGCGGATGGTGCGGGCATGGGCCTTGCATTGCTTCAGGGTCAGGCTTATACCCCGAAATTTCAGTACTTCGGTCATTCGCCCGCCTCCCGGAATAGCGCCAATTGGCCATTCTCCCATTCATCGATTTCATCGAAACTTAGGATGAATGTTCGCTCCTCAACGCCGTCCCGCCAAGTTTTCTGCCCCTTCCGTTTCCCCGCCTTCAGGAGACGGGGAACGCCGCCAGTGACTTCGACATGAGTGAATTCGTAAGCGCCTTTAGGAAGGCACTCAAACGCATACACTTCCCAGTCAGCGGGCAAATCTGTATGCTGCGATTTCAGATATTTCTCGGTTCTTTTCACCTGCAAATCCTCGCTTCTTTGAGCTTCCGCCATTCTATCAAAGTGCCGCCACTTCGGCAAGGCAATTTCGCCAGTCTCATGCTGAGACTCATAAAATACATTGGCAGGTACATTCTCGTAGCTGTGTATATATATATTTATAAATATAATAATAATAATATATATATATAGACACAGCTATCCCCTGCTACATAAGGGTTTCAGCCAAAAGTAGGTGTGTGGTGGTGGATGGTACCGGGTTCTGAGGTATGTGGAGAAATCTCAAAAAAAGATCGGTGGAAATCTAGGGCACCGATCTTTTTTTTGAGGTCGGGCTTAGGATTTCCAGCAACAAAGAGAGATCCTTGCATACAAATGGCTGAAACGCAGTATTGACGGGCGATTGGTGTGTCGATACAAATTGTGGGCCATATCTACTCAGGCTAGGCCGTTCGCTCAAACGCTTATGAGGCGGCAATCCCAGCGTGGTACCACACGAAAAACCCGATCGGGCGAAGGGCCAGATCGGGCGGAAGGGAGAGATTTGATTTCGAGCGGCGAAACGCGCGGAGTGGAATCGGAAACGAGCGACTGTCGATTAAACGCGCGGTGAGGGCGGCGAGGATGGCCTGTAACGGCCCCTTGCAACGGCTTATAAGGCGTAAGCCGTTTCCGGGCTACCAAAAATTTGGGGTCAGAGCCTCCCCCTTCTAGGGGGACTTTCAAAATCTTTTGCAGATCCCTTGATCAACCCTATGATGAGCGTGTTATCATAGGAAGCGCAGGAGGAAACACAAATGCTTGTTCTCGAATTCAAGGCTTACGGCAAAACTGAACAGTTCAAGGCAGTCGATGAAGCGATTAGAATTTGTCAATTCATTCGCAATAAATCGATTCGTCTATGGATGGATGGTGGCGCTAAGTCTTGGTTTGACCTCTCGAAGTACTGTGCTATCTGGGCCAAAGAGTTCGACTTTGCGAATAAGTTAGGCGCAATGGCAAGACAAGCCAGTGCTGAAAGAGCATGGGCTAGTATTTCCCGATTCTATGACAACTGCAAGAAGGGTGTAAAAGGCAAGAAGGTTGGTTATCCCAGCTTCCAGAAAGATTGCCGTTCTGTTGAGTACAAGACTAATTCTTGGAAACTCTCAGAAGACTGCAAATCAATCACCTTTACCGATAAATGTGGTATCGGCAAGCTCAAACTAAAAGGGACTCGCGACCTTGGCTTCTATCAAATTGACCAAATCAAGCGAGTTCGATTAGTTAAACGGGCTGATGGGTATTACGTTCAGTTCTGCGTCCAAGCTGATCGTTTAGAAGTGCTTCCGATCGCTGACAAGACAGTTGGGCTAGATATGGGATTGAAAGAGTTTTACACCGACTCAAACGGCGTGATGGTGGAGAATCCCCGCTTTCTGCGTAAGGGTGAGACCAAATTAAAGCGGTCTCAACGCTTAGTAAGCCGGAAAGTAAAAGGTTCTGCCAATCGCCGCAAAGCTAGGGTGATTCTGGGTAAGCGACACCTGAAGATAAGTAGACAGCGTAAAGATCACGCCATCAAATTGGCGCGGTGCGTAATCACATCAAACGATGTAGTCGTCTATGAAGACTTGAGAGTGTCCAACATGGTTAAGAATCACTGTTTGGCGAAATCAATCAGCGATGCTTCTTGGTATCAGTTTCGAGTATTCCTAGAATACTTCGGGAAGGTGTTTGGTCGGATCACGATTGCCGTGAATCCAGCCTATACAAGCCAGGAATGCAGTAGTTGCGGGGCAATCGTTAAGAAGTCTCTGTCCACTCGCACCCATGCTTGTCAGTGTGGATGCGTCATGGATAGGGATCATAATGCCGCAATTAATATCCTGAATCGCGGGATAAGTACAACGGGGCACGTTGGAACTTCGATCCTTGAGATCGTAAACGCTTAGGGAGATTGGGCCTCTGGGTTAGGTGCTGCAAAGCTCTTAATTTAAGTCCGGTCGCTGAACTAAGAATCCTCACGCCTTCAGGCTGAGGAGTGTCAACTGTCGATTCTAGCGCCATTTACGCTGTTGATTTGTTGGGGTGTGAGGGGGTGGGTTGCGCCTTTGGGCCACTTGGGCGACCCGATCGCGACTTTGCCCCCGGCGACGACGACGATCACCAGAGGGTAGTCGGCAGGATATTCGTTGGTCGTGATTCGATCGCCGCGTTTCATAGGGCGAACTCCAGCAGGTTTAACTGCTCAATTTTTTTTGATGGGGCGATGCAGGCAGGAGAGAACCAAATCCGTTCCCGATCGTCGGTTCCCTGATACCCGCCATTTTTCTTTGGCGATTCGACTAGCCAACCTTGCGATTCCAAAATCTCATGCTGCCCAACGTGACCGCAGAGGGCGATTCTTAATTTTGGGTGCGCCCCATTTTCGATGCACCATGCCTGCACCTCGGCGGCGACAGATTGCGAATCATGTGCATAAACCTCGTCAGTGGTGCCATAAGGCGGGTCAAGCACGATGCCGCAAACGCCAAATCGGAGCATCGTCGGCACCGCGCAAATGCGTTTCCAGTCTCCGCAGGTTATCCGCGCCTCAGTAAATTTTCCGCTAAGTCGCTCAAACCATTCGGATAAAAATATGCCGCGATCGCCCTGCCCTTTGTCCCCGAGGTGTGGGATTTGGCGCTTCACCCCCTGCCCTTTGTCCCCGAGGTGTGGGATTTGGCGCTTCACGCCTTGCCCTTTGTTCCCGAGGTGTGGGATTTGGCGCTTCACGCCTTGCCCTTTGTTCCCGAGGTGTGGGATTTGGCGATCGGCGCACCATCCGCTGCCAATCCAGCAAGAAGCACCCCACGCCCACCATCCGGCCAATTCAGCATCAAAATAACGTGGGTCGGCTTTAATCTTTTCCGCCAACACGCCGCGATTATCAACCAAGTATTGATGGCGTGCCTGCAAGTCGGCTTCATTGACTTGATGATTTGCATTGGCTGCAACGGCATCAGGATTGGCTGATACTGCTCGCCAGAAATTAGCAACATGAGCATCGATGTCGTTCACGGTTGCAACAAAATCAATTTCAGCAGGCGCATTTAGGAGGATTGCACCTGACCCAAAAAACGGCTCAATATAATTTTGAACAGCCCCGAATCTTTCCCAAACGAGATCGGCGGCCAGTGCTTTTCCGCCAAACCAAGGGAATGGCGCACGTAATAATGTGGGAGTAGTCATTTCAATCCAGTGCAATGATGTATTCAGGTTTGAATCGACCCAAATAGGCGGGCAGATCGGCGATCGCTGGCAGTGGGACAATGATTAGGTCGTCGGTGTCAATCCCGATCGCTTGTAGGTTCATGCCGTGGTAGAAGCCACCGCCCCAAACTCCGGGCGTCTTGGGGGTGTTGATGCGGATTTGTTTGGGCGGGTCGAAGCGCGTTTTCACTGCCATGAGCCTTACTCCGTCTTGACAACCAAAGAACTCAACCAAATCGAAATCACTGACCCACCCCGCGCCGAAGCCGTGACGAACCACTCGCCCGCCTCCGCCTGATGCAATGCAGCGATCGCCACTTCATCGCCCGCCTTGAGGCCATCGGCGGGCAAATCCTCAACCAACACCGCCACATCACCAGCAACCACGATCGGGGCGACTTCGGTAGTCGTCTCAGGTGTCTCAGTCGTCTCAGGCGTGGGGGTTGTGGGTGGTGCGGCCTCGGATGGCATATCGGAGTAGTTGCTGGATAGGCTATCTATGCCGATCGCTGCATCCAGCAATTTCGCCGGGATCAAGGCGCAGTGACGTTGGGCGGTTTTCTTCGGTGGGGTGGGTTGGCGGCTGTAGTCGGAAGTGTCCCGATCGTGGGCATCTTTGGCCCGCTGGTAATCTGCCCAGGTTTGAGCGCTGGGGACGAATCGCTGTAATGTCCGACGTTCCCCGCCCGCTTCGGTGATTAATGCTTCGATGCTTTGGCGACTGTAATTGACTGAGAAATTCTTGGTGAAAATGTCCCAAACGTCGGGCAAGTGGACGGCCAGGTATGGCTCGTAGTCCCGTTTGATTTGTGTTACGTTCCACTCCCCAACGATGCCCCGCGACCGGAGGATCGACAATTTTTCGAGGAAATCAGTCAGCGAATCTTTGGCGCTTCCGGCCTCATCTGCCTGCGGGCAAACCACCTTGATTACGTGGCCCAAAACATCAAACTGAAATCCGGCCAAATCACAAAGTCGCTGAGTGTAATGCGCGACGATCGCGAAGTTGGTCGCAATCCGATCGTGGGCATTGGGAAGGAACTGGCGAAGTTGCGCGGCGATCGCCCGGATGCCGCCTCGGTCGTAGGGTTGGGCAATTAGTGTGCTTAGCCCACCGCTGGCATTGGCGAGGGCGGCAGTGATTTGGTCGTGGGCATTGTCGTTAAATTTGCCCTTGGGAAAATAGAGTTTGATTAACCGGGATTCGATCGCGTTGGTGTCTTCGCCCAAAGCCTTGTTGGAGGTGACAATGACGTTGGTATGGGGGGTTTGGACATTGCCACGAACCTTGCGTGGGGCGCTACCGTACATCGCCCAACAAAAATTATTCACCAGCCGGGTTTTGTCGCCATCGGTTTTTTCCTGCTTGATTGGATCATCAATGATCAGCGGCATTGAGCCGATCGACTTCACCCACTCATAAATCATCGACGTAGAAAAATCGGTAACGGGCGATTCGTGGGTACCAAAGGGCGAACCTGCCATGAGCGCCGCCAGCGTCTTCCCGCCGCCAGCATCGCCAAACACATTTAGCTGCGGGAATGAGCCATCATCCTTAAGAATTTCGTCCCGGTGAATCGTGGCGAAGCCATATCCCATCGTGAGCAACGCCTGGGGGAGTGTTTCGCGGCAATAGTAAGCACGTGCCGCGCCAATCAATTCGGAGATCGCGGTATCTGATTGCGGCGCGATCGTCGGGGAAACAATATGCTCCTCAGTGCCGAGGTTGCGATTAAAGACCCAACCCGATTCGGCCTCGGTGCAAACTTTCCCGGTGGGGTCGAACTGGATTTTCTCGAACACCCAATACCCATCACTTTGGCGACCGGTGCGATCGGCCAAACGATAATGCCGCCCGCCCGCGTTGCGATATTGGGCTTGCCGATTTTGGATCAGCGCTTGCAGGGCATCCATACGGAGGGTGCAGGCAACGTTCCCCCCGATCGCCTTCTTCATGGCGTTGATCCAGGTCTTTACATCGCTGCAATCGGTGCTCTTGATTAGGATTTCCCGATCGACTCGGCGCGCACCGTTGGTGAGTTTGCACCGCAAACCCAAATATCCACCGTCTACGTCGTCCAGCAGTTTGGTCACGACGAAATCAAAATTGAGCTTCGCTGTGAATTGCTTGAAAGTCCACAGGGGATGCGCCATTTGATCGCCGTTAGCTTGGGCCTGGTGCTCACCCACAAACACGATATCGGGGTCGGTTTTGGCCCGCTCCATCAGGTCTTGGGCCTTCGCAATTTCAGCGGTATTTTTGCCCAATACCTCGACCTTCCACGTCCCGATCTGGCGATTATGCGCGGGAAGGCAAGGCCAAAGCGTTTCCTTCGGTGGGTTAGCAGCCATGGCCAGGAAATCAGCCACGGTGATCAGTTCAATCTCGGCATCCTCCGGCAACTCATCAATATCCGGTACCTCGCCCTTGATGGTTTGGCCCCACCACGCGATCTGCACCGCATACCCCAACTTCTCGGCAAACTCAAACCAGCGCTTGTACTTTCCCAGTACCGAATCATTAACCACCGATCCGGCATCCGGATAAAAAGTCAGAGTGTTGATATGTTGCTCGTCAGTCAGCGCTTTTAGTATGATTTCCCAATGCTGGGGGGACGAGACAAATTGGCTGTCGCTGCCAGCCCCGATCGTCACCATGCCCGATCGCTGGGCCAGGATGAATGATTTGGCCCCGATGCCCTCAACGATCGCGATACCCTGCGCTTCAATCTCGATCGGTCGGTGAACCGTCAGCGGCAATTCGTCGCCATTTTTGGCCCCGCCACCAATCCAGTTAATCCACTTGTACCGGGGAACATCCTCACCGGGATTCCGCAAACGCCATTGGGCACCGATTATTAATCCGCTCGGCGAGTAACAGGGGCAGATATAGCCCGGATCATTACCCTCAATACTCACTGCCCCCATCGCCAAAATTTGGGCATCACTCAAACCACGGCGCACCAAATCCGCCCGATCGTCGGGGTGCAACGTGAGGTTCGCCATGTATGCCCGGAATGCCGCATCGCGATCGCGAACGCCATTGGTAATCGATTTTTTGGGTGCTTTCGAGGCGGTGGACTTTGCTGGGGGGGTGCTATCCACAGGCGCAAAAATCCCCCACTCCCCGGCATCGCCCTTAATCCATTTGTATCCATTAATTTCCTGGCCAGGACTATTCGGGTGATTGTGGCAGTGGATCAGTGTGTCGCCCTTGCTCCCCTCCTTAGTTTTGCAATGCCCTGTGCTATTGGCGCAGATTGGGCATGGGGCATTTTTTGAGGTCGGTGTAAACCGGGGGGAGGTGGCCATATTCATGATTTTCAGTGCGGCTAATTGTGAGCGTGTCTCTTACTATACTATGCCATTTTGGCAAAGTGACAAGGGTTTGAAGTTTTATTTTTCGATTTTGCCTTGGGCTTGCCTCCGGGTTCACATCCGTGCTTGACCGTGTAGGCGATATGGATCAGGTTCTCAATCTCCGCAAGAAGAACGGCGGGTGGGGTAGTGTCGCCCCACTTGATCAGGGCGTCGCGAATTTCTGGCGCGGCATCGCGTTTTGTCCAGCGACCCGGAACAGTGCCATTATTCAGCCAAGCATTCACTTTCGATCGGGACATCTCCACCTTTAGGCAGAAGTCGTGCAGGCTGCCGTGCTGCAATATCTTGCGGGATAACCACTCGGAAAAGACATTACATGGTGCGCCTAACAGATTGCGAATCACCTCAAACGGCACATCGAGTACTGTCGCCAGTGCTAATTGGCCTTCGATATTGGGATCAGCCGCCCCTGCCATCCATTGGGCTAGGTTTCGCGAACTACAATTTAGGTGGGCTTGAACCGCTTCAAACCCACCTTTCTCCGCGATTTTCAAGGTTAACCACTGGCTAAATTTCGACATTTCCGCCTCACTGAACTAGGATAAGATCCTGCATTTATAGCACACAATCCTCTCGGATTTATTTTTGGTGGATGACTTGACAATACTTTGGGTTTCCGCCAAAATGGCATAGTAGAGAAAATTTAGGAGTCAGCTGTGGATTATCAAAAAACCATGATTGCTGCGGTCGGCCTGACCGTTTCAGGTCTGGAAGACGATGAAGTAGCGGCGCTTTTTATGGCGCTTCAAATGGGCGGCATTGAGCCGCATCATCACGGTTATGAAAAGCTGGAGCCGCTGCGGACTAATTCCGATGGCACAATGCACCCGGCGACGATTGAGGCTCTATCAACCTCTCTTCAACGCAGAATTGCAAAATTTCCCGGATGAAGACGGTTCCCTCGCATCAAGGGTAATTACACGATCGGCGGATGCGCGTCGATCCAAACCTCACTAATGCTCTAATGACAATTAGCCTGACTAAAGGGGACGCAACCGAATGGCTGATGACCCTCGAAACCGAGTCGATCGATTTAATCGTCACTGATCCCGCTTATTGCAGCTTGGACAAGCATCGCGCCCGTGGCACCACGCCACGCTTAACCGATTGGTTCCCCACCGTGCCGAACGATTACTTCGGCGCATTCCTGAACCAGTGCTATCGAGTGCTAAAGCGGGACACTCACCTCTATGTGATCTGTGACGCTGAAACCATGTTCGCCATTAAGCCTATGGGCGAAGCGGCGGGCTTCACATTCTGGAAGCCGATCACCTGGGACAAGGCTTCGATCGGCATGGGATACCACTACCGCAGCCAGTCGGAATTTATCCTTTTCTTTGAGAAAGGTAAGCGAAAGTTGAACAATCTTGGAACCAGTGACGTTCTGCGGTTTCCCAAAATCAAGGGAGGCTACCCCACAGAAAAGCCCACTGGCTTGCTTCAAGTTTTGATTGAGCAATCTACCCAGCCGGGGGAGCTGGTGATCGATCCGTTTATGGGTGGCGGTTCGACCGGGGCGGCGGCGCTAAATTTGGGTCGCCACTTTGCCGGGTGTGACATTTCTGAGGAGGGGTTCAAATATAGCCACGATCGGTTATCCCCTCGCGTTCCGGTTTCTGCATGATCGAATACACGTTTTTCGGGAATTGCCCCAGCAAGAAAAATGGTAAGCAGAAAATCCGGCGCGGTGGGCGAGATTTTTGGGTGCCTTCAAAGGCGTATCAAGCCTGGGAAATGGCTCATAAAGCAGCACTCAAGGCGAAATTTGGGACGCCGAATCTTACTCGATTCCAAATTGAGATCTGGCCCTACTTCGCCGACAATCGCCTGCGAGACACTGACAACCTCGAAACCAGTATCCTCGACTGCCTTAAGGCGGCGGGCATCATCAAAGACGATCGGTGGCAATATCACATCAGCCCCCCGATCGTGCATCAGCCAGAAATCGATCCAATCAATCCTAGAGTGGAAATTAAAATTCATGCCGAAGAATCAACAAACCCAACAAAAGGCCGATCAAAGAGTGAAAGCACGGGCGATCGAAATTTATGAATATGCCCTAGCTCATGATGGCGAAGTGTTCTCACGATCGCAATTGGTTGCCCCTACAACCAATCTCACCAGGGACGCTTTGGGACTGCTAGTCGATCGGGGCTTACTGAAGTCCCGCCACGATATCCACCGAGTCCTACATTACCAATTGGCCCAGGTGATTGAGCCGAAAAACTGTATGGCACGGCCATCAAACGATCCCATTTGGCGCGGGTGCAAAATCTATCGGGTCTCCCCGGCGATCGCCGCCACCTATGGTCATCGCCACGACGTGGATCTGACCAAGTACGCGATCGGGGAGGTGGTGTCATGCTAAATCCCACTAGACCGGGGATTGGGCCAAGTGCCGAAGTGTCGCCGCGTTATGCGCTGGCGATGCAACGCTGGCTCGATGCACATCCAGCTTGGACAGAACAAAAGGCAATGGATGTGGCGATTTCGTTGTTTTTGATCATGCACCGCGAGGATTGAGACAAATGGAAAAACCAAAAATTTCGAGCGGCTTGGTGGGGGTTACCCTCGGCGCGATCGTTGGCTTGCTATCTGGCATGGCCTTCGCCTCTGGGTGGTTCGCTACCGGAACGCTGTTGTTGATTACGTTTTTCGGGTACTTTTTGGGGGCGATCCTGGAGAATCTTGAATCGCTCAACATCCAGATTCGGCACCAGCGGAGGGGGTGAGCACACCCCCAACCTCGCCCCCCAAAATCCGTTGCTATGTTTTTTTGGCAAAATGACACAGTAGCGGATTTTTGGTGTACACTAAGAACAAGCGGGTCGGCGGCACCCTAAAGCGCCCAAAGTTGGCATAGGTGCCAATCAAAATTACGGGTGGGATAGTGACCCAAGTCTTGAGAGACGCGCTTTATCGAAGCGCTATTGTTTTCTGGCCTGGGGCGGGTGCGATTCCCGGCCACCCGATCGCCCGCATGGGCATTCAAACTATTTTTTTCGAGGTTCTGACCATGACATTCCAACAAATCAAGACCGCTGTGCTTTCGATTTCCGGCATCACCCGCGAATGGGTGCGCTCCAATTTCGGCGACCTCCGCCTCAAGTCCACCTGGCAAGCGGCCTACGATCGATGCTTCGAGTTTGCCGCCGCTGCGGTTGAGGTTGCTACGAGCGATCGGGCGATGGTGATTTATGAGGTTGTCTTCAGCCTGGTCGCCATCATCACAATCGTGTTGTTTCGGCAAGTGTCGGCGCTGGCGATCATCGCCTATGCCTACAGTCGGGATAAAGCGATGGCGTGGGGCAAAGCGGTGCGCTGCCAAGTCGGCTTAGAGTTTGAGAACTTGGTCAATCTGGCAACGGTTTCGGCCTACTAATTCAATCGCAAATTCACTGGAGTTGCAATCATGGCTAAGTGGCAAGTATTACAGGCGGTGCATCCTGAGTGTCGCCAGTCGATCGCCGAGTTCTACGAAGATTTTCTTGATCGGGTGCGGTATGAGTACGCCGAATTAAGCATCCAAGACGCCGCGATCGCGTTCTGTCGATGGCGCGGTGAAGAGATTTCGGTGTGAAAATCCGCCACTCTGGCGCATTGCCTGATAAATACGGGCCTGCGACAAGCCGATCGAGACTTTGTAAACCCTATCAAATATGGATTACAAGGTGTGCAACCTCGATCGGCTAACCCTGAAAAATAAGGTGAAGGTGAATCATGATAGAACTCTGGATCGTTGCTACTTATTTGATACTTGGCTACGTAAGCGGGGTGCCAGACAGCGCCGCCAAGGCATCCCGCAAGATGCCTCGGAAATATTCGCCTTGGTTTGAGTTCCCGGTTCGAGTGGGCGTGGTCATTGTGGTTTGGATATTTTGGCCGTTCACGGCACTGTGGCGATCAGTCATGCCCCGAGGCCCGCTCGATTAACCCTGTTGATGATTTGGCCGCTCAAAAATGTAAACCGGGCGGCTCCGCTCAAAAGTGCCGCCCGATCGCCCATAGGCTTATCCCATGTTATCAAAATTTGTTCCTGCAATTCTCGCGCTCACGATCGCCGCTCCGGCCCATGCCAAATTTGTGCCGGAGCCAACGGCCCCACCTGTGATTACAAACTCGTCCGGGACACGGATGGCGATGAATTACGCCAGTGATGCCAATCTACCCTATCGTTATCCCACCGGGGCAATGACGCCAACCCAGGCACGGGCGATCGAAGCAAATGGCGCGACTCCCCCACTCACCCCAGCGCAATTGCGATGCGTGGTTCGGGTGGGTTCCCTGTGGCGATCGACGCCGAAAAACACCGACGCCGAGAAAGCTGTAGCGGCGATCGTGTGGAAGAAAGGGGTGCGGGCCTGTTTGGGGGGTGTGCGGTGATGGTGGCTGGATTATCTTGCCCATTATCGATGCGGGGTGCGCCATGCCCTCACGATTATCGGGGGTTACTCGGCGACTACAACCAACTCACAGCAATGTGGTGCTACTTGCAAACGGGCGATCAACGCTGGCTCACGATCGGGCATGGCGCAAACCCGTTGATCGGCGGAAAACGGAAAACTGATGAGGTATCCCATGCGATATAGCGACGGCTCCCCCTGGGGAATAATGACGGTGTTGTTGATTTTCGCCGTCCTGATGGCAGGTTATCACCTGCGCGATCGGGGTTGGATTATCAACATCGATCAGGGGGCAGTGGGGCGACCTACATCCACCCGTTGAATTTGGGGGGTGCCCTACACAAAAAAGCCCAGGCATATCGCTTGGGCTTTTTTGTGATTATTTCCATGCGCTGGCCTGGACTCTGGCGACGCTACCCCGCAAGTCATCGGCGAATCGTTTTCCCGCATCAGACAGCCCACTGTACGTAATCGATTGCTGGCGACTCATCGCCGTTGAGATCTGGCTGAATGCTTGCTGATCGCGCCAATACCCGATCGCCAGCTCGGTGTCTAGCCCGGTGGTCGCCACAATGTTTTGGAGTTCTTCGATCGTTGGGAACATACTAGCCTCTGATAGCCTATCTTAAGTTTTTCGATCGCCGCCGGGGAATTGCAATTGCCAAACACTGGATCAACTTTATCACGGTGCCAGTTCTGTTTTGAGTGTACCCCGATCGGGTTGGATTTGTCATGGCACCAGGCGCAAACCGGGAACAGGTGCCGCCCGATGATGTCGCCTTGCCCATAGGCCGCGTGATGCAATTCTGCCGACTCCGCCCGCTCACACCAACAGCATCGCCCGCCCGTACCCGCATGAGCGATCCGTTTGAATGCCGCCGACTCAAACAGGCTATCGTATCGCGCCTCATACTTGGTGTATCCCATCAGGCAAAACACATCTCTTTGAGATAGCCGATTTTGTAGACCTTGACCGACGAGAATCCGGGGATATTGCGATAGAGCGTTGGGCGCGAGACCTTGACTCCGATCTCTTGGAGGGCGATCGGAGCATCCCGCCCCATCACCCATCCCAGATCGTCAAACCGCCGAATCAGCCCCGACACCCGATCCGCCATCTCCACAGAGTTAGCGATCGAGTCAATCATGGACTCTCGGAGTTCCGTCACCCGATCTTCGGGGGCTTGATGGCCGCGAATATACGCGATCGCCAACAGTCGGCAGAAGTGACAATACTCAATGAAACGGCAACCCTTTGGGACTCCGGCCCATGACCTCCAATTGGTATAGGTATGACCATGCAACCGATCGCCGTAAATATGTTGGCAGCACGATCTAGCAAATGCCGTTGGGAAGCGCCGCTCTTTAATGGATAAGGGGTTTCTAGAGATCATAAAATCCGAGTGCCTGTATAATTTGCGACCCTACACTTTTGCCTAGAGCGATTTAAAGCCAGTGATTTGCCCTATCTAGGCGATGAGACAGCATGACCGACTGCCGTCTCATCCCAATTGTATCACGTACAAAAAATATTTACCCTAGTTGCCCGAAACGCCGTTATAGTGCATCTTTAAAGCGTGTTACTCATCCTTGCCGACCATGACCTTCGCCGAATTCAGACAAAAATATCCTCACCTAACCAAGCTCGAAGCCAAGGCGATCGCGGGTTGTTCAATGGATCTGATCAACCGTTGGTGGATGACCGGAGCCACCCGATCGGAGCCATCCCCGGTATATATGGAACGCTTCATTCTGGCTGATTGGCTATGGTCGGCGGCGGATGACGAACCCGAATCAATCCGCCGACTGCGGGCGATCAAGGTGGCAATGGATGACCGATCGATTGAGTAGTTTGTATTAAATACAAGATTCAGGCTATAATCGGGGAAACATTTGATGAGGTTTCCCATGATTAAAGATGATAAAGACGGCGGGCTTGCCAAGGCAAAGCGAGGGGCGATCGCGCCCAAGGTTTCGCCAGATACGCAGGCACAGGCGCAAGAGGCATTTTCGGGCGACCCGATCGCGGGTGTGGATAGCCTGCGAGAACAAATTTTATCGAAGGTGGCGGGCCGGACTGAGGGATTTGCCGAGCAGGATGCTCAGTTTTTGGCGAATCAGCCCGCGCATTATTTAGGTCAACTCACCCAGCGAATGGGCACTGCGGAGGTGGTGCCCGTCGAAGGGTTTCTCGACCACCTTGATAAGCTCTGTGCAGGGGCAGTATATCCAGCGGTTGCGGTGGGAGTCGGAGCAGAGTAGTCGGCGGATTGGGCTGATTACGGTGATCGCGATCGTGGGTTTCCTGGGTGTTGGTGGGTTGATTTGGGGTGTCAATGCACTGTTTAATCCGCCTCCGAGCGAGTTTAGACAGTTAATCCAACAGGAGTTGAAGAATGCAGCAAGAGACTGATGTGTGGGGGTACGACCCCGAGAAAATCTACGGAATGCCCGAGGCACCGCCCGCCCCTTTGGCGTCGGTGCCCGCGGGGCAATTGCAAGCCCCACAGCAACAGCAGGTTATCCAGGTCACGCCTGAGATGATTGACCAAATGCTGATGATGCGATTGCAGCAAATGCAGCCGCAACGCGCCCCGATCGCGAATGGGCTAATCGATGCCCTGAAATGGGGGCTAACTCCAATCTGTGTGGCTGGGGTGTTGATGGTGTCGATGGTGCAGGCCAACAAACCCAACGCCAATGTTCAACAGGCGATGGAACAGCAAGCGGCGATCGCCCTCGTTGCCGCCCGCCAAAAGCCCCCCCAAGTGACGTGCATCATGTTTTTTGGTCAGTGCCCGGAGATTCCGCAGGTACCCACCGAAGCGCCGCCCGCTACCTTGGCCCGAACTGTCGCCGCCCCGATCTCCCCCGTCCAATCAGCATCAGCATGGGGGACGCATCAAGTCGCATCGCCGACCAATTTTCGCGCCGATCCGGCTGGCCCGGTTCGTTTGGTTCTGCCGCAGGGGGAACCCGTCCAGTACAAGGGTGAAGTTCGCAATCTCAAGGGGTCGGCGTGGGCCAAAGTGGCGATCGCGGATGGTCGATCGGGCTGGGTCGCAACTGATTATTTGGCAAGTTTTTAGGAGCAAATCATGGCTATCTCATTACGTGGCGTTTCAGGGATTCGATCGATGCTCTCCGGCGGTGGAGGTGGGGGAAGTTCATCGGCGATCGTGCCGATGGGTAAGGAATCTCAGGAGTTACGGCAAATGCACACGCGGGAGGGGCGATATATGCAAAAAATGGCCCCGCAATATGGCAAGCTCGATCGCCCCGGTGTGGTGAAAATGGCCGCAATGGCCGAGCAGGCCCAAGTGCAATTGCTGCTATTTCAGGAGGCGAATAAGGCTTACGCCAAAATGGCTCAGGTGGCATCGCAGACCCACGCAGCCTACGCCCAACAGCATGAGATTGCGGCTCGTGCCGATCAATCGTTCCAGCGCACCAATACCCGCATGGCTCAAGCTGGCTTCAAGCATGGGCTTTTGGGTGGGGTGCAGGAAGCGCAAATGAGCGCATGGCAAGGGCGGAAGATGAATGCAAAGGCCGCGCTGTATGGATAGATTTCAGGCTTTGACGTTGGGCGCGATCGGGTGTTGGTCGGTGTTTTTGGCATTCATCGGCGCGGCATTCCCGATCGTGCGCGGTGGGGTAATTGTGATTTACCTGCTGGCGATCGCCGCTTGCCTCCTCAGTGGGATGTTTGTGGAGACGCAAGAGGCCGATAACACGGTCTATTATATGGGTGGCCGCGATCGGGTAGTTGCGGCATTGTTGCCAGGGTTTCTAATTGCGGTTGTTGTTTTGATGTTGGGAGTGTTGGGGATATGGATCGCCGTTCATTGATGGTTGGGTTCGTCGGGTTCGCCGGGTTTGGGGTATTGGCTCCAACCCTGCTCCCGATGCCCCTTGAAGCCCGTGGCCTGTTGTTGGGAGCGGGTTCGCTGTCGATGACCGGGGCCGCTGTCATGGCCTGGGACGATCGGCAATATGTTGGGCATCGATCGGCATTGCGTCGATCCGAGAGCGTTGGGGTGCAGGAACGGCTGACAGCCCAGCACGCCTATCAATCAGCGGTGCAAGATAGTTTGGCCGAGATTCAGCTATTTCAGTGGGTGATGGAGCAACCGCCCCAGTTCCGCCCCGCTTTGATGGCGGAGCATGACCTATACAAGTTTGTCCCCCAAATCATCGAAGCACAGGCCACGACCGTCGAGCCGACTGGTCTTTCAGTTTCGATGCCCACAATGCTCATGGAGCAATCATCGATCGGTGAGCAGAATGAAGCATCGATCGACCTTGATACGTCATGGTTTGCAGCGTGGGAACTCCGCAGCGGCTTGATTTGTGGTGAATCCGGGGACGGGAAAACCAAGACTCTGATCTATGTGTTGGCGCGTTTTCTCCAAGTCAATGCGTGCGGGCAATGCGAGGTCTATATCGGCGATCCGGACTACGGATCAAGCCATGGTGACGCCGAGCCGAATAACTGGCTTGGTCTGAAGCTGGGGACTCACGTCGCCGTGGAACCGCAAGACATCTATCGCATGGTCGCCCATGTCTCTGGGATTGTCGATGCGCGGGCCGGGGCGACGGCAAAGGCCACCAGCGACGGTAACGGTAAACCCAAATTCCCGCCCGTCCTATTCATCCTGGATGAGGCCCCCGCCGTGATGAATATGCTCGACAAAGAATCGAAGGATGATTTTAAGGCCGAGATCGCCAACATCCTTCGCCGTGGCCTTAAGCAAAATGTCACCTTCAAGTTAGGGACACAATCCCTTGCGGTTGGTTCGCTGGCCTTACCTCAAGATATTCTTCGCCAGGTTGAAACCGTCATCCTCTGGCGTGCCGCGCAAGTCAAGGAGAATTACGGCAACCTGGGCATCCAGCCAAAACAAATCGATGCGGCCTGCGACGCGATCGCCACTCTCCCGCGCAAGGTTGGCGATAAATTTGTCTGTGCCGTATTCGTCGGCAAGCAATTGCAGGTTAAGGGAATCCCCACGATCGGGGACATCTCAGTATCGACCGATTCGGTATCCGGCAGGGAATCACCAGCGGCGGAAACTGATGGTGATGACATCTACGGTCAAATCCTCACCCTGGCTTCGGCGGAGGGATGGGACTTGGGGAATGGGCTATCGGAGGCGCATCGAAAATCGCTTAAGGCGGCATTCGATCGGCTGACAGGGCAAAATCTGACCTCAGCCGGAATTGACGCGCTGATTGAGTATCTGCAAAAACTTTAGGGGAAACCCATGAAACCAGGACACAAAGCCAGTTACCAGTTTACGGGGCAATGGTTCACCGGCCAAATTATCCGCATCTACTCCAGTGGCATGGTCGTGATCGATGCCGGACTCGATGACCGATCGCGCCACTGTATCAACATCAACAACCTTCACTCACCATTTTAAATCCGCGCTAAAATCGAAATCAATAGAGCACAGAAACCCCGCATTGTCAGCAACGTGCGGGGTTTTTCTTTGGGCGAAACACGGACGATCGCGCCGATGAACCTTTTTGAATGCGCCACCGTGAAAGATTGGGATACCCTACCAAAACCTTGGAATCGTGATGATTGCCGCGATCGGTATGTCATGGGCGATAAACTTGGTTTGCGGAAATTAGCCGAAATCTCGGGGGCGTCACTCACCAATTTGTTCAAGTGGAGCGCCGCCGAAGACTGGAAAAGCAAAAGACAGCAGTTCTGTAGCAAATCGACAGCGAAGACCCACGAAGCAGTCTCAGACGCCATTGCAGAGGAAGCAGCAGCAATTGTTGAGCGGCATTATGAGGGTTTCAGAGATTTTGCTACCTTGGGCGTGAGCCTTGGTGCATTGGCTCAACAAGCAGCAGATCAACTGGCCGAAACCGTAATCGACCCCTATCGATTACAGGCACTCACGGGTGCATCCAATAACGCCGTCAACGTTTATAAGGCCGCAGTTGAGGGTCAGCGCCAAGCACTCTGGATGGATTTGGAAAATATCAACGTAGCGATCGGGATTGTCGAAAAACATGGTTATCGCGTTTCCGAAGGCGACGCCGAAGACTCGGCTGCGGATCTCAAAATCCCCAAACAAAACTTTGTCGAAGTTATCGCCGACGACGTTCCGCCTACACCTTAAACAACACTCCGCCTACGCTTCCGGTTCCCGTTACACCGTCGTTTGCGCAGGCAGGCGCTTCGGCAAAACCAAGTTGCTCCAGGCGAAAATCCTGGATAAAGCCTTCGACATCCCACCCGATCGTGACCTATCCGACGCGATCGTATTAGTGGGATTCCCAACACTCAAAATGGGCAAGCGATTGGCATTTCGGCCATTACTTAAACTGCTGAAAGATCACCCGCTCGTGGAACGGATTGACAAAACCGAATGCACGATCGAACTAAAGGGCGGGAGGCCGACGATTGTGTTTGCTGGCCTCGCCGAACACCATGCGGAAAAGGTGCGCGGCTCTAAGATTTGGTGCGCCATCTTAGACGAATTTCAGGACATTTCGATTGATGTGTGGAACGTCATTATCTCGGCGGGGATGGCGGATTGCCCCGGTAGTGAAGCGGTGTTTACTGGCACTCCCAAGGGCAAGATCAACTCACTGTATGAGGTGGCACAGAACGGGGCGAAGTTCCCGGACGAGTGGAACTTCTTCCATTTTTTCACCAGTGACAATCCCTATGTGAGCCGATCGGAGATTGCCAAAGCCAAAGCCCGATTATCACCACGGGTTTTCGCTCAAGAATTTGAGGCGAGTTTTCTCGATTTTGAAGGTAAGATTTTCACCGAACTAAGCGAGGCCGCGATCGCCACTCCCCCGGATACCTTCGCCAAAACTTGGGTGGGTGTGGATTGGGGCGATCGGAATCCCTGTTGTCTGGCGATCGGGATGGATCACGAAAACCGATACTGGCTATTGGACGTATGGGAAAACCTCACAGGTGAAACGGTGCCGCTGGAAGATTTCATCGGCCATATTGGCGACATGGCGCAACGGTGGGACGCCTACCGGATCTACGCCGATCCGGCCAACCCCGCCCATATCATGAGCGTTCGCCGCGCAGGAAAACGGCGCGGCATCCTGGGAATGCAACGCGCCGTGAAGGGTGAGAATGCCGTGCAACCGGGCCTCACCGTGATGAACAATCTGATCTACTGCGATCGGCTCAAATTCAGCGACAAGGTTCCCCGGTCGGTGTTCGATCGGTACATGAGCTATCACTGGAAAACTGACGCCATGGCAAGGCCGATCGAGGGGATTGTGGAAGATGGCCAGGACGACCATGTCTGTGACCCCGGCAGGTATATATTATTTTCCCTGGAAAGTAAATACGATTTGGCGCTGAATGCTGAGAAGTTGTTACCGGATGCGGCTTAGGGCGGCATAGGAAAACATACATTCCCGCCGAGTTGGCTAATCGTAAGTTAAAAGTTTTGCGAAACCCCGCCCGAAACCCCTGGAAGGCTCCCCGAACGGACAGCCCTTCCAGGGGTTACTTGTTTTTGGGCCCGATCTCTTACCCTTCGACAGTGGCCAAAGGTCGATCGGGTCTTCGGTTTCCTCGGAGTCCCAGGAGTTCTCGAACGATCGGACGGCGGCGGCCAACTCGGCAGCGGTTGAATCTTCATCCTGAATCTCGGAATGTGCGACCACCGCATTCTGAATCTCGTAGGGCAAATTGGCAAAACTCACATCGAGGATTGTCGCGCCCTCGGCGGTTGTGCGGCCTCGGTATGGGCCAGAGGTGAATTTGTAGTTGGGCATCGATCGGGCTCTCCAGATTAATCAATTGGTTTACAGGTGGATTTTTTCTCACTGTGACCACATCCGCCCCGATCGATGCGGCATCGCCAATCCCGACCATTCATCGCCAGTCGGCAGATTTCGTTTTGGCGAGGGCATGGGGGCCGATCGGGGTTAGCTTTTCGCCCTTGCCCTTTCCCGGCTCCACCGCCGTCGCCCCGTGGTTTAAGCCTGGGCACGTTAGATCCTCGATTCAATATAGCTGTACAGCGCACCATCAAGCCACGAGGGAGGGGTTTCATCTGTGTGTGGCCAACTGCGGATGAAATCTTTAATCGCCTCATCGATCGGACACTCAAATTCTTCATACCCGTTGATGAATTCTTCCGGCGTGATTTGACCCACAAAAACTTCGTATGCTTCGGCGTCGGTAGTGTAAGCGCGTTCTGTTGCAGTAGTCATGATTGGTTTTCTCCGTGGACTGCGTGGGCTGTATTGCTCACACTTCAATAATATAGCCATTCTTTACGATTGTCAACACCTAATTTGAATTAATTTTGGCGATGGCCGATCGCACTACTGACCCGATCGGCCTTGCCCCATGTTCAACCCGCTATCCCCAAACCCTGGCCCACGCCTAATCTACTCATTTGCCAAGGCGCAGATTGGTGAGGATATTTTTGTCAGTGGCGATCGGGATGGCTTGATGGAAGCACGGGTGTTTTTGGGTGAGGGAGAACGGCAAAGCAATTGCAGCTTCCTGGTCTGGGACCCACAATCTTGGTGGGCGCAGAAATATTTCTCCGCATCCTATGCCGATGGGGGATTGGTTGGGTTAGGCCCGCCCCCAGCATCAGGCACCAACACCACTTCCGCCGCTGGGCTGGGCGACGATGTGGCGATCGGGTTTAGTGCCGCCGATCGGGAGAAGCATGAGCTAAATATTGTTGGCGAGTGCCTGCGGCAAGGAGTGAAGGATAAGGGCCAGATCGCCTATATTCTGGGCACTGCGCGGCATGAGACGGGATATTTCCGCACGATGGAGGAGGATGCCGACGGGTCGCAGTATGAGGGGCGCGACGACATAGGCAACGTCCAGCCGGGGGATGGAGTGCGGTTTAAGGGCCGGGGTTATGTCCAGGTGACGGGGCGCAAGAATGCCCAAAGGTATACGGATTTGCTGAAAATTGACTTTATCAATAACCCCGAAAAGCTGGAAGCCCCAAACGTTGCCCGATACACGCTCGTCCACGGGATGATGACTGGCATCTTTACGGGCGAAAAACTGCCCAGCTATGTCAGCGGGGCAAGGCAAGATTTTATTAATGCGCGGACTGTTGTGAACGGCTACGACCAGGCCAACTTGATCGCCGGATACGCCCAGGATTACCTGGGCAAAGTGGACGGGCTGATCGCCAAAGCCGGAGGCGCACAACCGCAAACCGGGGGCACACCCACCACGCCCAAAACCAGTGATAAACCCGATGCCCCCACCGCATCCACACCCGCGATCGTGCAGGAAGCCCCACCCACTGAGACTGGTGAGAAGGGCCAAGAAATCACGATCACGTTTGGGTTCGACCAAAACAGCGCGGTGGAATTCACGTTTATCCACACTGGCACTCGTCACCAGATGCACTTGAATGCCACGGAGTTTGAAGGGACTTGCGTTCGGTGGGCACTCACCCGCCGGATCAAAAATGCGACTTACTCGAATACCACGCTCAAGACTTTAGCGGAGCAAGTAGGGCGCAGCTATGGCCTCAAAGTTGAGTGCCCCGAAAATGGCCCCACCTTTACCCACCTCGACCAAACCGGAATCACCGACTATGCCCTATTGCGCCGTGAGTGTGCGCGGATTGGGTGGCGCTTGCTGGACAGAGATGGCTCACTTATCATCGAACCGCGCAAGGTTGGTGAAGAGGCGTTTCTGTTGGAATACGGCATGAATATCGCCAGTTTTTCCTGTGAGGATCGCGCTCAAACGGATGCGGCGAATGGTCGAGCCTCCGCCACCAACACAGGCGAAACCAAGGCGATCGTCGATTCGGCTACGGGCGAAATTAAGCAGTTGCGACCTGAGAATAAGGGCGCGGGTGGGACAACGGGTGGCACGATCGGAACCGTCTCCGCTTTGGCCGGGGCCGTGGCAGAATCAGCGGTTGCGGGTGTGACCAATACGGCAGTGGTCACAGACACTGGTGCGGTACGGGTAGATTCGTCCACGGTGAAGCCGTCGGCTCCAGAGTCCACCACCGGATCAGCGACGGCCCCAGTCCAAGGCACGATCGCTGACGATTCCGAAGTGACGCAGGAAGATGCAGCTGCTGGCAGCGATAACGCCAAACGGGTGAAGGGGTTCCCCGCTAAAGTCACCGCATATACCTCCGCCGAAATGCTCCAAGTCACACCCGATACGCCAGTTCGCACCGAAGGATTTTTGGCGGATTTTCTGAATCGGGTTTGGGTAGTCGATACCATCGAACATTCGTGGAAGGGCACGCTGAAATCAGCGATCGCACTCTACACGCCGATGAAACCGAAATACAATATCGCGGCGAGTGGTGCGGGAGCGGGGGCAGCGGCGACAACGAGCACGATCGCCACACCAGCGGGTAAACTGCAATCACCGATCGTTAATGGTTTGCGTGGTGATCCGTTTGATTTAGCTGGCACAATCCGGGGACGCCCGCATCGCGGTATTGATATGATTCCGGCGGATGGGGTGACTGATACCCTAGTTGCCTGTTGGTCGGGCATCGTTGTTGAGGCGTTGGCGATTTGCCAGGTTGGAGATGAAGGATGCGGCGGCGGATTTGGCAATCGCATTTATATTGATCTCGATGGGGAGTGGACTGGATGGACTGCCCGTTATGCTCACCTCGCCTCGGTCACAGTGCAAAAAGGGCAAAAGGTTACGAAGGGGCAATCGATCGGCCTCGAGGGGAATACCGGGGCGTCAGGTGGCGTCCACTTGCACTTTGAATTACTGAAGGGCGGGGAGCACCAAGACCCTGACAAATATTTGGCGCGCGGTACTGGGCAAGTCACGGGAACTTACCCAGGATCAGGCGGCAGGATTTTCCCCCTCAATTGAGTTGCGCCGATCGGAAAGAAGTCCGAACTTCACGGTGCGAAGTGGCGTATTTGCACCGCCGCTTAACCAACCACTAGACTATTAGTGCAAAATGGCAAAGCTGGTATATAATAAAAAAATCTCCTAGATGGGATTCGTTTCAGGTGATTTATGGCCTGGCAGCTTAATCGCCTCAAAAAACGTTGAAGAAAATTTTCTTCAACGTTTTTTGCTTTCACCCCACCTGCACCGATCGGAAAGAAGTCCGAATCTCACGGTGAAAATAGACGCCGTGAGATTCGGCGCTGCGCAAACCCTCCCACACCGACACCGGAACATCGAAATATCGCCAGCGTGCCCCGCTGATAAATTCCACTTCCAAGGTTTTGGATTTGGGTTCATACCCGATCGCGGCGAGATTACTGGATTTGACTTGCGTAAGGTTCATAATAAAAAACCGATCGGGTAGACGATCGGTTGCTGCTTTAGTTGCGCTGAGTGCTGAGACTATTTTAACGATTATCAGCAACGGCGGCGCAGGCAATTATCGCCATCGCCTGAAACGGGGCAGATTTTGGATAAGCATCAATCCGCGTGATTTTTTCCTCTTCCGTGGCATAGGTTGCTACTAGATTGCCGTTCGCGCAATCAAATAATGCTTGGCGGTGCGACTTTCTAGCATCGCCAGTGCCCGATAGATACATCGTTGCGCCATACTCCCAACATTTTCGGGAAATCTCTTTCTCGAACTGGCTACCACAAGCGGCACCTTCATTGGAGAGCAAGCGAATGCTTTGGCCGTAGCCATCCTTGCCAAGATACACAGGCCAGACTTTTTCCATTGCAGCTCTACCGGGCGCGGCGATGGCGGGGGTGGAAATCGTCATGATTACGGCGATCGGAGCAATAAATTTCAACATGATAGGCAGACTCCAATTGATAGGTAATGTTCACTACTACTTGTTGGGCACCAAATCCGGATAGACGATCGCGCCTACATGGATTTATTCGCCGCCCTCCAACGTCTCGAAAAATACGCTCCATTGCTCGAAGCCTTGGAGGGGCGCATCATTGGCCCGCAACCCGCCGAAGTCACCAACACTGACGACCCCGAAAATCGTCGCCGCATCAAGGTGCGCCTTGCTAAAAATCCCGCCCTCGAAACTGATTGGCTCGATCGGCAGATTGCCAGTCCCCACGACGATCCACCTGTGCCAAAGGTCGGTCAAACTGTGGCCGTGAATTTTTACGATGGCGACCCCCATCGCGGCTATTACGCTGGGGCAGTCCTCAATCCGCGCAACTCACCTCAAGCCACCGACAATCCGCTGATTGATTCCGCTAGAGTCATCGAGGGCGATCGGGCTGAAAATGTGGGTGGTAATGATACCCAAATCATCAGCGGCGACACCAAACGATCGGTCGGTGGAGATGAGAATGTTTCGATCGGGCAGAACCAAACCGTTCATGCCGCCCAAAAGTTGCGATTAGAAAATGACGCGGGGGCGTTCGTGGAACTGCACCAAAGCGGGGCGGTGAGGATTGGTGGGATTGCCGGAGGAACGTTGGTTTTGGGTGGCTTGACAGCAGGCCTAGGCTACGCCAGCGACATGGTGATCACCGCCGCCGGAACGATGGTGATCGACCTTGCCGGGAATAATCTACAGGTCATCAATGCCGCCGGAGCTTCGATCGGGGGCAATCAAATCGCCACTGTCGGCGCTCCCGATAGCCGAGGGGATAATCTCACGGCTCGGGGTTGGTGAAATTGGGGCCGATCGGAGTAAACCCAAAAGCAAATCGCGCTGCCACGCCCACGCCGCCCACCTC